GCTTGTATTATCGTGGCTAGAGATAGAAGACAGAAAGCGCTTTGATTGTCCATATTGGAATTCTAACATTATAATAGAAAATGAGGGCTTCCGAACTATTTCAGAAACCCCCATAAGTAGCCCACCCGTAAGTTTTGAAAGAACTAAGGATAAAGATAACAAAGAAAAATCAGATTTGCAATTGTTTTAAAGAAGAAGAACGGCCCGTCAGCACTTGTCGAACCGTCCTTTTATTATGGAGTATCTCAATTGTTATAGATGATAAAATAAAAAACCAGAATGTAAATTGAATTTTTGAAAATTCTTGTTTACATTCTGGTTAAAAGTCTTAAACTTTTTAGTCGCCATACTTGAAAACATCTTACCTTTTGTCAGATAATTTTCAAGTACAATAATGAACTTTTTATGGGGGGAATATGCAATTTTTTAAAATGGAAAGTTCCTTTTTTGATGACACAAAAATAACCCGCATTCTGGAGGACAAAAAAAACGGATATCGGCTAATAGTTTTTTGGTTTTTTCTTCTAGGATCTATCGCAGAACACATAAAAAACGACGCGTCAATTGTAAGCGTACCGCTAAGTCAGTTGGAACGCAGTCGTATATTCATTTCCAAATCAAAGATGATTCAAATGCTAAACAAGTTGTCAACCATATTCGATTTCAAATGCGAATCAGTTGGAAATCAAATACACATAAATTACCCTAAGTTCTTGAAAATACACGAGAGGTATTTGACGAAAACCCTCCGAGAATCTTCCGAGAAACCTCCCACCCCCGGACAATTCTCGGAAGATTCTCGGAGCTCGGATGTAAATACAATCCTAAATCCTAAATCCCAAATCCTAAATATAAAGGTGTGTGATATTATAACGCAACCTTCGGTTGCTGAAACAACACGCCACACAAAAAAACCCGCATCAAGAAATTGGCTTTTAAGGATTTGGAACGCTTACCGAGGCACATTACCAGAAGCAAAAAGCCTGGGTATATTCGAAGAGGACAAAACAAATCGTTTATGGTCCGAGGTTCCTGACGAAAAATATTGGGAAGATATTATAAAAAAGATTGTCAAAGATCCATATTGCAATGGACAAAATAAAGAAAAGTGGATTGCAAGCTTTTCTTATCTGCTGAAGGAAGGAACGCATAATAAAATTGCAAATGGGTTATACGATAGAATAGAACCGCGCAGTTCAAATGAATTTAGCAAAGACGAAATGATTAAGCTTCAAAAAGAAGCGCGGGAACGACGCGAGAAAGAATTATTTTCCTAATTATTGCAATGGATTAGGCTAGTTATGCGATTATTGCTAAAATGGCTTGACATAATGCGTCAATTATATTATACTAGCTTCGTTGGAGGACACATGGAAACAATAGAAGAAAATGATATTTTTTTTACACTTGATAATTTGTTTTTTTATCGGAAAGAGCGTTTGTCTCTAAGTCTTACGATGAAGTCCTCCAATTATGCCATGAATATGTGGAGGTAGAGTGAAAGGAGGACGACATGAAACGATGCCAAGATTGTGGGTCAGAAAACATTGTTTTGACCTTCTTAAGACCGACGTTATTACGATATGACGAATATGGAAGGTGGAGGGCAGTTAAAAGTCAAGAAGTTAATCTTTGTAGAAGTTGCAAGGAAAAGAGAGAATTGTTTTGGAAAACCAAGAGACAAGACGATCTGAAGAAAATTATCAACGAATAAGATAGGAGGTAATATGTTTGTTATAAAGTGGTCATTGACAGATAAGATTTTATTGTCGCCGATACACTTGCGGCTGGCACAACTCTGGCACAACTACTGAATTATAAATCATTAATAATAGGAGTGAAACAATGGAAAAGAAATACGTAACGCTATCAGAGTTAGACGTTGGTGCCCTCGCAGTGTCCCCGACAGGAGATACAATAATGAGGACAACATATACGATACCAAAGAAAATGAGCGGGACGGGCAATATACATGATATCGCATCGGACCAAAGGGATATTGATATTATTTTTGATAGCGATGAAAAATACGCGATAGTATATGCCGCCTACTATAACAGGCCATACTCGACTTATGCGTCGGGAGAGGACGCTGCCGCCGCGGCGGCAGAAGAAGAAAATAAAAACTACAGCTATGTGATAATAGACAGAGAGGGCAATAAATACCAAAATTATTATGGAGAGCACTTGATTAGGGATTGATGCGACCTGTGGTCTGCCCATAGCGACAGACAGCTTTGTAACTTATGAGTCCGGGGAGATTTATAACACAGATACATTTATGGAATAATGAATTGAGAAACAATGCGGACCAATTCTCCGCCGATTATAACTGCCAGCACATAGAGTATTTTTTTTTGTATCGCGGCTCCTGCTTTCAGTTCGATGACAGAATTTTCAATTTCTTCAACTCCCTGGAATTTTCTGTCAAGCCTCTCGATCGATTCTTTTATCCAATTGATATTTGTTTCTGCGCGCGCAAGGGATACGCGAATTTCAGATAGATTTTCTTCAAGATTCTGGTCCATTTAAAATAACTTATTTCGGAGTTGAGAACTGATTTTTGAGCCACACGATTGCGTTATAAATAAACGTGAAAACAGAATTTGATTTGAGCGCAGGAATTAATGCAAGCACTTCACTAATTGCAAAAAGAGCGGCAAGAATAATTACTTTGTTCGCGAAAATGAATTCTAACATGTGAAACCCCTTTCGTTGTTGTTTTCAGTCTACCAGAAAAATATCCTTTCCGGCATATATTTTTTTATCTTTGTTTTTTTCAATCTGCATCAAACACGTTTTGATTATCGATAATGAAGTTCTGCCGCAAAATAACCACCAGTCATAAAGCGTTTTCCCCATCAGATTATTTTTAATCAGGAAATCATAAATTTCCGGCGCCCTGGCGCACTCGGAAATGTGATACATCAAAACGGACATATCGAAACCGTCCATGATCTTTAAAATCTTTTCCCTAACCTCTTGTGTCATAAATTTCACCATTGTTTTTTGTTCGCAGCGCGCCAACAACTAAATACATCCCCAAAATGCTTAAATTGAAATATCGAAGCGGATTATACAACAAACAAAGCAAAAGGAACGACAAAAACGCGGCGCTCTGCCACCTTTCCGATCTCAAACGTGTCCATATACCCCAAATCGCCAGAATCGCCATTAAAAGACCCACAAGCCCAAACTCAAAAAATATCTGTAAGAATTCATTGTGCGTGTTGACAAAATATCCATATTCTCGCATGGCCACTAGCGTTAATTGAATGTGTGGACCGAAAAGATAAAATGAACCAGGCCCGAACCCAAATAGCATTTTGTAGTTGTCCGCATTATGCAAAAACCATTTTGTGATTATCTGCCACCATTCGAATCTTCCGGTACTATGAAATAATTCCGGGCCTAAATGCAGAATACCCCACTGCCAGGAAATTGAAACAATCAGCGCCGGAATCGCATATTTATATTTCCCTTTTATCGATAAGAAAACATACAACGAAAGCATTAAAACAAAACAGCCCAAAACCACACTCGCTTGATTTTTCAATATCGCAATTGTTGGAATAATTAACGTTAATGCATCAATAAAAAAAAGCTTTTTCGAATATCCATTTTCCATAAATCGAACTGGTGCAAAATTAATCCGCGAAAACATGATCGCAATAAATGACCCATCAAGTGCATAATTTTGCATTATTCCGTTTTGCTGAAATAATAAAATGCAAGCATCTGCAAAGGCAAGCCAACAAAGCGCCTTATCGAATATTTTAAAAAAGAAATCTTTGAAATATAGAATCAATAAAAATCCAGAAAAATATAAAAGCGCTTCTAAGTTGATCGCATTGAAAGAAAGAGCCGCAAGATTGCCATATTTCAAATATTGCGATTCAGGATAAAAACAAAAAAAGATAGATTGTAATAAAAAATAAAAACAGGGCAATAATAGTTTCCATTCGAATCGCTCTTTGAATTTCATTAGAATAAAAAACGATAAGAAAATAGTTCCACAAAATAATTGTGCCCGGACATAATCTTTAAAAAAAATGGACGCCACAAAGCATATTATAAAAACTATTTTTTGCATTAACTTGGCTTGGGAAATTGTGCTTTCACTGCTGCTATTCTGATCTTCCAAGCATCCTGGTCATGATATATTTCATCAAGCTGGTTGCCCCAATCGCCATAGGCAAGTCGTCTATTTTGATAACAAAGATCCAATGCTGTTGATGTCGCAATTGTATCAATCATATCTTGATCAATTAAAAAATTCCCATTGATTTTTTTCAATCCTTTATAATTATCAAGATATTCCTGCGGAAGCGAACCATCGATTTTTTCATCCCATAAAACAGTTATCTCTTCCGAAACCCCACCGGTATGATAATCGACCTCAACAAGCTTATTTTTTCCATTATGAATGAAAATTATTTTTCTTGATACCATTTTTTTCTCCTTAATATGTGCAACCGGAAGATATCAATTTTAATTGGCAGTTCCAAGCTGACGCGCTTACGCCACCTGCCGTATGTGGCCTTAGAATATCTCCCATTTTTGCATTGATTGACGCCGAAACAAATCCATATTCTGTACTTAAACAATAACCGACACATATACCTTCATTACTTTGACCAGGAAGCGATTGAATATTTGTTGTGCGATTAGCGGAATTCAAAGAAAAACCAAAAAAGAAACCAGCGCCAGTATAAGATTCACCACTATAAACAGCATTGGCAGTACATGGAATAAAACATGTAAGCACTGTTCCCGAAACAGAAGCGTCGGTTGTTCCGATAAAAGAAGCTCCAAGTAAACGAATTGCAGTTGTAAAATATCTTATTTTTGTATCTGTTGCAGGAAATGCACCCGGAGAATCATAACAGATATCAGTTTTATTCGTTTTTATTCCGCCAGCTTGAATAAAATTATTTGATGCATTGTTGTAGGCAAGACCAACTGCACGCCATGTATTGTGAGGATGATACCATCCTTTCAAATCTCCACGATAATATGGCGTAATATCTGAAATAATACATTGACCGACGTCGGAAATATAAAGCCAATATGCCGTAGATGTTTGTTCTGTCGCATTATACATTTCTGTACTTGTAGCAAGTTGTGTTGTTATATTCCACGAAGCTAGAGTATTTTTGAACTCTAGCAAATTTCCATAAACAGAAACATTTTGATTTAATTTTGTTGTTTTAATTATTTCTGTTGTAGAAATTTCAAGATTAATTGTATTTTGATTGTCAGCTGTTCTATAAAAATCAACTGATCTTGCACCAACACAATTGGCGGTGTCGATTATTGCCATTCCAATAAAAACACGATTGATTGAAATCCATGAAGCCCCGTCATATCGCTTCCAAAGATTATTTGCAAGATCATACCAATAATCGCCCGTTGCTGGACCGGTCGGAGCAACATAGTTCCAAATAGGATTATTATATGTAACATCTAATGTAGAGCCATCATTTGTTGCAAATATCCAGGCGGTTGACATAAGGGTAATTACATCATTGTCATAAATAGCGATACGGTTTATTGGTGCTCCGGCGGAATTATAAAAATATCCACGAAGACATTTTGTAAGCTCTGTCGCACTGTTTACAAAGGCTAGAAAATATTCTGTATTCCCGCCATGTACTATTTTAAAAGAAGCCCATTTGCCAATTAAGGCGGTGATCCCAGTCCCGGCTGTATCCATTGCTATTGTTTTAAAACACCACTCTTCTCCCCAAAGTCTCGTATCCCATTGACCTATGGCCAATATATTATTAACGAGTGCTGTATTTTGAGAGCTGGGAGCCAAAGTCAAAGAAGCTTTATTTTGATCTGCAACAAAAGAAACCGAAACTCCATTAATATCCAAAACCAAATTGGTCGTCGTTGCTTTCAAATCAAAACTATTATTAGATCCTTTTGGCCAAATGAATTGTGCTTGATTGCTGGTGGTTCTTACTTGGCCAGAAACTACGCGATTCACGGGCGCAAGTATTTTGGTTGTATCTATTGTCGCGCCATTAACAATTAAATTTGTTATTCGGCACGTTCCCCAGGGTAGGGCAACCGTCCCGATGTTTTGATTTGAAGTTGGAATTCCTGCGGAATTTCTCCCAACAAAATCGCCCTCTAGGGCAGTATTAAAATCATTAAAAAAACTAGTGGTAATGGTGTCACCAGACACTCTGGTAGTTAATGTATTTGTTCCCATTTTATTATGCTCCTATGCTACTAATGTTGTATCAATTAAGGCTGCGCCTATTGCACTTGGATTATAAGAAGGGCTTCCGGTTCCTGATACCGTTGAAAGATCAATAACCGCATAATCAATCATTGCTAGCGGAGTGCTCGAAAAAGTTCCGTCTGAAAGAGATTTCCCTATTTGTCGTAATTTTAATGTGGTTGTAAAATAACCGACATTTTCTACTATTTCAATTATTTTAAATGCGATATTTTTTATAACTTCAATACAGCCTTGAGAAATTGGAAGCTTCATTTCTGTACTATCAATTTTTGCCACATCAACAAAGGGCAGAAATGTTCCTGGGGCCGGGACAATCCGAAGCGGATAGTTCAACGAAACCCGATCATATAAATCCCATCCCTTAACAACTGTTGACGGGGCTTCAACTTTTAATTCAATTTTTGATGATTTAAACTCTTCACATAATCCTGTTGCCACAGCTAATTTTGTTGCCGCGGTAGTTATAAAATCAAAAGTAAATTCTTTTGATTTATAACCAAACGTAGAACTATAAGCTACATTTTCATATTCTACGCCACTTATAATTACACTTGTAAAAATTCTATGCTTTCCTGAATTATAATCAGAAAGACCAATTATATTTTGTCTTCCCATAATATCAAAAGGACCATAAAGATTTAAAACAGATGTTGTGGAATTTTCCTGACGGCTTTTAACTATCATATTGTAATTTGAATCAATCAACATAATAGAATTTGAAGTTATAAGAAGATCGTCAAGTGCTTTCCTGGTGGCCATTTCAGAGAAATAATTTCCGTCGTCAATTACAAAGTCTGCTCCAACATTTATATTACTTGCAGAATAATTCAGAACGGACAAAACTTCTGTTTGATTTAAAAGTGATTTTATGGCATCGGAACAAAGCATCCCGTTTGTAATAATTCCAGATTGAACCTTAAGTGTTCTTAAAATAGAATCACGACTTAAAACTTTGAATTGGATTTCTTCTTTTTCTCCACTTGTTTTTGTGGCCTCCTCATTTATGATTCCAGAAAAGATGATTTTATCACCAACAATATCATCATTTAAAACAATATTAACTTTCGCTTTATCGCGATTATATTTGAAAATAGAACGCGAATCATTTTCATCATTGAAATATCCGTCAACATTAGCACATTTTAAATCGATATCTGAATAAACAAAAGTTCCAAAACCATAGTCTGCCGCATCGCCACCGCTTCGTTTTATCGCCGGAATTCCGCCCCAAATAACTCTTTCGGTGATATCAATTCCGACGGTATCATAAATATATTGAGATAATAAAACATATAGATATGCTTTATATCTCGAAGTAGTCGTTGCCATTAAATACTTTCTTCAAGCGTGAATTGTGCGCTTATCCCGCCCTTATATAAATTCTTTGTATATCCCATTTTAACGGGCTTAGTTGTTTGCATATAATAAACATCTTGTAAGCGCCAGCCACGATTTGTATATGTAAAATAATTGGTTCCGCGTCGCCCGCCACAAAGCCACACTAGAAAAGGATCGGTTCGATCATTCAAAGAAAGAGATAGGTCCATATCTACGTTATAAACCAAAGCAGAAGGATAGTCTTTAAAAGTAACGTCAAAAGAAGCAGTTTCATCAAGTTTATGTATATAATACCGACCTGTCTGAATCTTCTTGACGATTGAATTTTTATCAATTTCGATATCTTTGATTTCAGGATATCCCACAAATGTTCCAAGTTCTGACGTAGCAATAACTTGATTTGCATATTTTTCCTGATTCGGGGTTTGTGTTTTTGTTATTGTAATATAGATTTTTTGAGTTGTGATTGAATCAAATTCATAATATGCAGTATTATCTGCAAATGCCGTTTCCGATATCGATCCAAGTGTTCCGTCGATTCCAATAACATTTGTAAAATCAGTATATAAGCCAGCCACATCATATTTGCAAGTAAACTGTTTCCAGTCAATATCAACAAAAAATAATCTGGTAATTGTTTTTGAAGCCGGGAAAGTTATTTCTAATATTTCAACAATAGTATCATTGCTTGAGACTGATCTCCAATATGTGTTTCTATTTCGATCAAGACAATATTGACCAAGGCCAGTGGATGCGCTTATTAATGTACCATCTGCGAATAAATTCTGTGATTTCTCGAAAAACTTTATTCCGCCCGTTATTGCCATTTTATGACCCCGTATATATTCCGAGATATTTTGCTTCTGTTTGTCTGACTGTCAATGTCTTTTCTGCCGCTGGTCCGTCGAACCCTATTAAAACAGATTGTGTTTTTCCAGAACTACTTTCCGTGACCCCGGTCCGTTGATTTGCTACTGCATTAACTACCTCTTCAAAGTTTGACGCAGGGGTTATCAATTCCCCTGGACTTAACATCGCAGGAATTGAGTCTATGCCTGGAATTCCTCCAGTCACTAAGCCGCCCTTGGCTGCGCTGGTCACGTTTGCTATTTGTACTCCTGCTAAAGTAACTATAGAAGCAGCTTCCAATACTCCTATCGCTTGGCCCACAAAGGGTATTGTTGACCATCCGGCAATAATTGCCATAATTGCCTGTGCTGCATGTATGGTTATATTTGCAACCGCCGCAGCTTTCCCGATTGCCTTTATAGTATCATTATGGCTTGCGGTTAATCCTTCCATGTTTTTAAAAGATCTTTGCAATCCTTGAATTTCTTCTGTTCGCATTGTTTTATTTATTTCCGCATATGTTGTCCCATATCTTTGTTGTTCCATTAAATAAGTATTATTATTTTGAATTTGTTCTGTGGTTTTTCGTATTGTTTCTTGTAATTTTGCTCCTTGTTCTGTCAAAATAGATGCTTGAAGATTCTTGCCTTGAGTGTCAAGAAATAATTTTTGTTCTGTTTCGCTCATTTTATTGAACAATTTTTGATTATTTGTTTTTAAAATATCAAATTGTTTTTGTTTAAGCGTATCTTGTATTTTTTGATTTTCTTCAAATTTAGTCAAAGTATTATAATGATCAACCAGGGCTTCTATTTTTGCTTCTGTTTCTTCTCCTTGAGATTCTGCTATATATGCAAGTTCAAGTTCTTTGAGAATGTCCATTTGTTCTTTACGATTTGTCAGAAGTTCATTAGAATCATTTTGTAATCTTCCTATTTCATTTTGTTGCGAAAGTTCTCTTCTTTTCAATCCATCTTCTCTGAATTCTTCTTCAAGGTTTTTCTGTGATTCAAGCGCTTCTAAAATGATAGAACGCATGCCTTTATATTTTTCATCTGTTAATTTCTTAATATTTTCAATTTCAGCTTTTTTGAGTGATATCTCCTCTTCGGTTGCGCTCTGAATCTGTAAAACATATAAATCTTGTTCGGCCTTTAATAATATTCTTTTAGCGAGTTCGGCTTGAGCCAATATGGCGTTTCGTTTGTCTGCTGCGGCTTTTAGGCCTTCGTTTTGCGCTGCCGGATCTGTTTCCTTGCTACGCTCAATTTGTGGTGCTGGTATCTTTGCATTCTTTGCAATTTCCATCATTCGTTCGATTTCTTCATCAAATGTTTCGGTTGTTTTTGAAAGATCCTCTTTTACTTTTTTATTATCTATTGTGAATATGCCTTTTATAAAATCTCTAAGAGAAGAAAACGCCCCAGAAATACCATCTACAAATCCCATTATAAGCTCTTCTATTGCAGGAAATATCTTTCCCCAATTCAAATATAATTCTGCGGCAACAACAATTAAAAGGCCGATTCCGGTTGCGGCAGTCAATCCAGAAATTGAAATTCCAAGTGCTTTTATAACGATATTAACTGCTGTCATTACTTTTTGTATTTCTGCAATAGCGTAAGTAGCCCCAGCAATGGCCGTTACAAGCCCAGCTATAATCCCGGCTGCTGTTCCTAACGCAACGACCATATCCATTACTTGATCATGTTTTGTAAACCAATCAATCATTTCAGATAATTTTTTAGTGATTGAAATAACAACTGGGGCCAATCGTTCGCCAATTGCTTTCTGGAAATCTTCAATTGCAACTCCCAGGTTTTTAATAGAACCAAGGCCTTTATTCTGTGCCTCTGCTTGACCTCCAAAACTTGCAGTCAATCCGTCGGTTACGTCAATAAGTCTCTGTTCTTTGCTTATCGAATCATCAATATAAATGCCCTGTCTTTTTAAAACATCGGTTCCGTTTGCGATTGCTTTCCCGGCAATTGTGGCCGCCTCTGCCAATCCAATCCCCTTAGCTTTCGATAAATCAACAACTGCCTGGGTAAGCTCTTTTGAAACCTTGGTTTGGCCTAGCATTGTTTGTAAAACTGTTTGTGCCTTCACGATTTCATCGTCGTCAATACCGGTTTTTTCTTTGATTGCCGTGGCGATATTGCGATAATCTGCGACAAGTTCTTTAGAATAAATACCCTGATTTTGCATTGATTGAATAAGTGCATTGGAGGATTGTTCGCTTTCCATGTACGCTTTGATTGCAAAACCAGCTTCGGTAGCAACTGCTGCGAAAGCGATTGCAGCATGCTTACTTATTTCGGTTAGTTGTTCTTTGTGTTCACCAAGCTTTTTCCCCATTTCTCCAATAGCTGTTTTAAAACCAGTAGAATCGGCGGATATTTTAACGGTTAGTTCTTCGGCCATTTATGAACTCCCTTTGCTTTCGCTCCTGTGCTTGCTTCATGGCCACATCTAGGGCCAATTGTTGTTTAGGAGTTAATTCTTTTTCTTCATTCAAATCACTTGTCGGACTATCGAAACTGGCCCCATGAAGAGCCGCCTCGAATTTATATTTTGATCCATGGCGTTTATTGATCGCCATAATCCGGAAATATATTTCTCGCATTGTCCGGGAAAGTATATATTCCGTAGTCCACCCATATTCATTACTCAATAGATCGATTATTTCTGACCAATCTGTTTCTTTTTTTTTGAATCAATTATCCCATCTGATTTCGGGGGATTGCTTGCAACGATAGTCTGTTCAATTGCTTTCATTATTCCCTGCGCATCGTCGGCAGTTAAAATACTTTTTGAAAGCAATGTCGCTCCTCCCAAAACCGAACTAAGCTTAATTCCATTTTCATCATAATCAATTGATTCTCTGGCTTCAAAATCCGATTTGTCTTCTATCGTTAATAGCTTCCAGGCAACGCGCGCCAAATTTGCAATATTGATTTTTTCTGGCTTTCCCTCTGCATCCTTATCCAATAAATTTTCAAGTTGTTTACCGAAATTTTCTGTTATCCAATAGTAGGAATTCAAATCAACAGTTTTAAGGGAGTATGTTTTCTTGTTACAAGAAAGCACAAATGTAGAACCAACGGGTTGCAAATCCTTAATTGAAAGCTTTTCGTTTTCCATTTTAATGCTCCTAATAAAAAGTATAACGTATATTTAAAATAATTCTATTGACAAATGAATTTATAATATACAATTGTAACTACAAATTAAAGAAGCGCAACCATAAAGTGATAGATTTGTCAACGTACTGAAAAAATATTTATTTTAATTAATTCAGTACGTCTTATCAATCAATTCCTTGAGGAGAGCAATTATGCGGGATTTACAACAATGAAAAAACAACAAGAAAAGAAAACTGAAATTATCCGCATGCGTGTTTCACGTGGAACAAAAAATAGGATTCTTTGGCTTGCGAATCAATACGCCGGGGGAAATGTTTCAAAATGGCTTGAATATGCGGGGATAAACTGTGTTCGAAAATATCTTATTAGGTTATAACATGCCTGATCTTCATAACGCCGTCTTTGCCTGCATCGTATAAACATTTGGCCTTCAATTCTGGAGTTGAAAAAGCCATATGTTCCATTCCGATCGGCATGCCGATCCCTATGCAGCGGAAAAGATCTACTTCAAATAATTCATCTGTTCCGCCAGAATACCCAGAACTTATTTTTTGCGCCATGACTATGGCTCCGAATTCTGGGAAAAACATCGTTGAAGCCGAACCAATCGTTACATTCATTGATTTGATATTAATTGGCTTGACCTCAAATGTTGCAGTATCGCCCGTTACGAAAGCCGGTGTTCCAACTTTTGTAAAGGTCAATCCATAAGTTGCTTCTATAAGCGTGGTTCCTATTGATAATGGCGTTGCGTTCAATTTCAGGGTATCATCCTGATAGGACCCGTCATTGCCTCTGGCAAAATCTGCATCCGTTGAAAGATACAAATCAAATGTATTCGCGCTTACTGCTTTAATAACATATTTTCCGAATTTCAAATCGGCTTCATCGGCGCTTGTTGCCGTAACTGCGCTAATACCATTCGATGCGTTAATGACCGAAGTTCCTAAAACGTTAACCGCCGTTGATACGGCTCCGGTTGCCTCTGCGGCATTGTCCGTTGGGGCAGTTCCCAAAAATAATTCAATCAGGAAATTCGGATATGAATTTGATTTGATCGAAAGCTCGGCCTTAATTGTTGACGGCTGGCTTGCCCAGGCAAAACGATTTGACCCGCCATACAGATCAACAATATCGCCCGATAGGGAAATTGTCGATCCTTTAATATTTTTTGCAATCCCGTAAAAGGTTCCATCTGCTCTTTTATATGGTGATATACTATGTACGCCATAAACTATTCGTGGAGCTGTTAAACCTGCCATGATGTATTTCTCCTATGATGTGTTGTTAAACTATTGCAATTTTTAAATTCACCCCTACTGCCCGATGATTCTGATTTGAATTCATTAGACTCAATTCAATTGGAATAAGGCTATCAATATATATTTTACCATATGTTAATATGTCTGCCCAATGTTCCTCGAAAATTTCCCTTAATGCCCGGAGGTATCGAAATGCCCGCTTTGAAACAGTGTTTTCATCTAAATCATTGTTTGAATCATAGAAACAAATGATAATGAAAACCTCAAGTTCTTCTGATATCCTGGCCCCAACAGATTGATTATTTATGTTCTGAATTCCATAAAAAATAAATGGATTGTAATTCATTACAATTTTGTTTTGTAATGATTGCAGCGCATATGCATTTGAATCAATATTGGGAAGCGTAATATCGTTTGATTTGTCTGTAGTAATTGCGATCAATTTCGAAGACAAATTATCTGTCAAAATTGTTTTTATATTTGACAGAATAGTTTCTATATCTTGCTTTTGTCCCACAATTACTTACCTATATGTTCTTTCGTTTTTGCTCTTACAAAGGTATCAAGAATCGTTATCCACGATTTCAGCCGCATATTTGATTCTGGTTGCGGAGCAGTCTGTTCTGTTCCAATAAACAAAAAGGGCCGAAATGGAATTTTCTTTCTAGGCTTGCCGCTTTGATGATAGATTGCATAAGGCAATCCGCTTCCCATTTCCAAAACTTGTTTCCCTATGCGTCTGATATGAATATTATCCGAAGTTGGTTCTGAAATCGAATCAACCAGCGCGCCACTTGCCACAAGCGCAGGATATATAAATCCCCATTTTTTCAATTTTTGTTTCTGATATTTTTTCGATAAAGGAATGTATTTTCCTGGACCAGATAATGTTTTCAATGCCAAATTTCCGCGTTCCCAGGAAGCCAGAATTGCCAGAAAGGCAGGGCTTAAATCATCGCAAACAGCAGAAGCGCGATTCAAGGCATCCTGGAATTTTCCTTCCGGATCTACATTATAACTTGCGCCGCTCTCTACCATTGAGTTGTGTCCATTTGAAAAACATTTGTATAACTTGAGTTCTCAAGAAAGCTTGTTACGCCAGCATGTCCAGGGATTAGGGTTGCATCCGTTAATCTGATTTTCAAATCCTGAATATACTTCAACATATCATAAATATATTTCGAAGGATTTGTGCCCTCTTTAATCATTTGATCGATTTTTTCATTTCCCGATTTTACCGCCAGAATCTTTTGAACTTTTAAAACGACCAATAACAGACATATTTCCTTCACGACATTAAGAGCGTTGGCCCCTGTTATTGGCGTGACATATCTTGCAGCGCAAAACGAATCAATAATCGATGAATAACGATCGATAAAGGTTCCTAGTTCTATGTCGGTTATCTTCCCGGTAGTTCCGAAAACAATATCCTTGAATTCAGAAGCAACTTCTGTCGCTGTGCAATATCCCATTTAAGCCACCACTTTTTTCTTCCGGCCACGTTTGGTCTTCTCTTCACTATCTGACAGGGCCTCATCAAAACGAACAAGGCCCTTATCAAATAGTGTTTTTAACCAATGTTCGGACAGAATGGAGGTTTCTGGCAGGTATTGATTCTTAATACCGTGAACATTATTGCAGCTAAAATTTTGTAAACAGAATACTCGCATCAATTGCACCTAAAGTTCTGGAAAAAATAAAGAGCAAATGTATTAGATCCGTTATATGTCCCATCAAAAGAAACCGTATTGCTTTCGATTGCTGTTGCATTAACTGCTATTGTCGGAGCATTTGCTTCTTTTGACCCGGCAAGCAATGAAAAGAGAAAATCTCCGGCATTCGCCATGCACTTTTTAATTCCTAATTTCTTGCCAAAACCGACCGACCAGGTTACGTCGTATGGCGAATTTTCACACAATGCTGGCCATACAATTGACGTTATCGTTTTAAAAGCCTTCGCTCCTGTCACTGCCGAAGTAGTCGAGAAAACAAAATTCTCATAAATCGCTGTACCATATTTATTTGTGCCATTAACGACAACGGTACATGGCGTATTCAAACTAGCAGTAGTGCCTCCCGGAGTAATAATAAAATTCCTGGGATAATCAGGCTGTACAAGAAAACCGCTTGAAGTTGTTTTTGCAGCGGCAGAAGTATTTCCTGTGGCGTCCAATAGCACATTGTCTGTCGCATTGGCTGCAACAGTCGTCCACGTCTGGGATTCAACCATTTTTTGAGAAGGAAGCTTGATATCCCTGTAATAGATCGCATTGGCTTGTGCAAACAAGCTTGTGGATGCTACCAGGAGAATCAAGAAACTTAGAAATTGTCTCATTTGTATTTTCTCCTTGAAGGAAGGGCCTGCCCCCTAAAGAGCAAGGCCCTAATTTTTATTTCAATTACGCGATACAATCCTTGATAAGATAACCAGCATTTACGTTTGTAAGGAACTGGTCATAATCATCTTCGCAAAGAATCGCATTCGCCCCTGCCGGGTTGTAAACCGGATATTTGTAGATTTTTCTTGGCATATCTTGCGCATAGCGTACTTGATACCCAAGGGAAGTTTGATACAAGCTTGCTTTTTCTGGTATGAAAGCAAGAATCAAATTCTTGCCCCAAATCGGAGCGATAACGTCAGCGTGGCCTTCAACACTGGAATTATAAAAACTCTGTGCAACAAGAATTCTCTTGACGCCGATTGCAAGAGCTAATTCCTGGTCGGTCATCCCGCCAACACGATTATATTTATAACCGAGTGAATCGAGAATCTGCGGATGATAGCGCAGCATATTCCATACATCCCAATCCATGATTGCAGTATTCGGAGGGAAGCCGCAACCATCCCTGACGCCTTTTCTTGCTGTAGTGAAATCATCCAAAGGAATTGAATTCGATTTATCCGACCACTGATTAGTTCCGGAAAGCGTTGTGTTCTGTGTCATTACGCCCGTGCTTCCAAGTGTATCGGCAAGCGTCTTTTCTTTTTCAACCCAAAGAGCCAGCGCTAGAGCCATAACTCTGTCGCGTTCAGCATCAAATGGGGTATTGGTGTTTTTATAATCTTCCTTGGTCACGATATCCTCAAGCCCATGGCCGATAATCTGATACTGGCTGGTCGTGTAGGAAGTCGTTTCAACTCTCTTATAAGAACCTCTCCCGGCCTTGAGAGTATTGACCATTCTCAAATACCCTTTTCCCATAACTCCGAGAACGCCGGTCTGTTGTACGCTTGGTACTACCGGAAGGACTTCATCAGAAATGAAACCTTCGGGAATAAATGCCGAAGAAACGGTTGTTAATAGTTGATCCTGAATTGCTTTTAAAAGTGACATTGCACATGCTCCTATTTTAATAAGCTCAAGGAAGGCTTTTGGCCACCCTGACGCCTAGTTTGTTTACTCGGCCGCCGGGGCCTTGCTTAATGCTATTCTTCCACTGATAAGATCGCCAACTACGCCGCTTTCGTCAGCTATTCCAACGATCCTATCGCCCAAAGCATTCGGCTTTACAAAGGTTCCGTCAGTATGAGAAACGAGACTATCGCCAGCCGTTATTTGTTCGCCCAAAAGGAATTTTGCGCCGCCACCAACAGCTATTTCACAAAGCTGTTCGGCCGCAGTCGTAGCCGCTGATTGCATAACTCCAAAACATGGATTTGTATTTGCGGCACCCGCTGCCACATGATTATTGTCTGATCCTGGTTTCACTGCTGCGCCCTTTGCAATGACACCGTCACTTTTGAAAACTGATATACTCGGTGCTACTAGTAAAGCTCCCATTTTATTTTTCCTTTCGTTTAAAAATTATTTTTCTACAAAAATTGCTTCATATTTCTGTCGAAGTCCTGCATTCTCTGAAAGAACCAAACTGATTGCGATTCCCATATCCTTGGCTTTCTTATCGATTATTTTCTTTTCAGCCAATGCAATAACTGCCTTCTGCGGATCGTCTTCAATGGTTCCGTCAACAGTACTTCCATGCCCGGAATTGGTTTTCATTGCCAGTTCTGCAAATTTCACCATATCTCCCGATTCGAATGAATTTCTCTGTGCTTCGCAAACTCTGCCTTCGGAAAGCATTTTATTGAATGAGTCTTTCTTCTCGGCAAGTTTCTTTTTCTCTGCTTCGGCTTCTGATTTCTTCTTTTCGGCTTCGGCTTCCATTTCGGCTTTCTTTTCGGCCTCTGCTTTTTTCTCTGCTTCGGCTTTCTTTTCGGATTCCGAAAGATCGCCTTTGTCCGCATCGTCATCTGTTTTTGTTTCTTTCCCGGTATCCTTGTCTTTATCAAAACCCATTTTCTTAGCCATTTCTGCTAATTTTTCTTTGAGTTCTGATTCAGACTTTTCGCCTTCCATAATTTTGGATTCCAAAGCTTCAAGCTTGGCTTCCATGTCCTGAATTTGTTTCACAAGTTCCTTGTCTGCCATATCAGCTTTCCCTTTCTCGGATTCTTTTTCCGTTCCTTTCAATTTTCCATATATAAGAGAAACGCCTTTCTCCGGTATCGATTTTGTCCTGAAAGAACCATCAACAAAAAGAGAAGGTTCTTTCTGGCGAAATCTATATGAAGTTGACGTTTCATCGACCTCAAATTTATCGGCTCCGACGGCCTTTGCGATTGACTTTGCCTGTTCTAATGATTTTGCTTTTTCTTTTGAAACTACGATTGTTTGCAGATTCTTTGCTACAAGTTGAATTTCGCTTTTCTCTGCTAATTCCGTTATTGAATTCATGCCCTTAATAACCGGTCTATTGGTTAATCCTGCGCCCAAAAGCGTCGGTCCATATTCAGTCCCGGTTTCATTATCGATAAAATTGGTATCGAAATCAGCGGAGAGATATCTGAATTCTTTGTCTTTGATTACGCGCGACCCGTTTGGCGTCCACTCGACAGTTGCCCATAATTCTGTATCGTCTGTGCGAAGCTCAACGCCCTTAATCCAAGCGGCATATATGTCATCTGAATTGTGTTTATAATCTATCCCGATATCAATTTTTCGGACATGATCATTGAAGTTTTTAATGAAGGATCGGAGCATGTCGACAGTAATATCAAAATCGCCGTATTGGGGATGCGTGAAAGAACCAGTGCGGATAAGTTCAACTACGTTCGGGACATCCGATGCAAGAATCGGCTCCGAGAACCGCAAGGCCCTCGGAGCTGTTCTCATAATTTTATTTTCTATCATGATGTTTATTCTCGTTGTGATAAAATTATGTTACAATTTTATTGTAAATTATTTCAAAGCCATGTCAATCACCATTATATAATTCTGTCGTTTTATTTATTAACCATTCGCAATCGTTACATTCCAACGAAGTTCGTTTAGGTATTTTCATACTTTTAAAGATTGCATTTTTATTGGCATTGTCATCGATAAAAGTGCCTTCTTCTTCAATTTCAAAGATTTCAGTTTCTATTTCATGATCTGGACAAGCTATTGTTGTCATGTTTTCACCTCACAGATAACATCGTCAATTCTACTATATCGCCATTGTGTTCTGTAATAACCCGCGGCATCAACCCCCAATGTCGTTGTATCGCTTGCTACTGCTATCGGGATAAAAGCCGATCCGTTCCAAAGAGAAAAGCGAAGGGTTATATTTCCAAGCCCATCGTTTATAGCCTCAAATGAAAATCTACTCCAATTGGTTATTGTTATAGGGGAATAAATAACCGTGGTCAAAACTGTTGTAACTGAATTCTTATACCTGTTTATTGCAATATAGATACTATTGGCGCTTTGATATTGAATCCATGCAGAATAATAGTTTTTAAAATCAGAAGATAGCCTGATATAAAAATAAAAAAAATATCCAGCTGCTGCAATAATTGACTTGAACCAGGATATCATTCTTGAATCTTTTTGTGCGTTTTGATATTCAATGGCTGGATAACTTGAACCAATTGCTTCCAAGCAATGCGAAGTTGAAACGCTATCTGTATTTATCCAGGAATAATTTGCGTCCCTAATAATCCAATCTGATTTTGCCATAAACTAAACTCCCCATGTTGCGCTTTCGAAATCTTCTGTAAGCAGTGTTGTAAACGCCGGAATCGTTGTATTCCAGGTACTACTTTCGAAATCTTCTGTTAACAGTGTTGTGAAAGAAGGAATCGCTGTATTCCAAGTGCTGCTTTCGAAATCTTCCGTTAACAGTGTTGTGAACGCCGGAATCGTTGTATTCCATGAAACACTTTCAAAGTCTTCATAAATCAATTGAGTAATCGAATTTGCCAGATTTAATACTTCTGCCTCGCTATATTGAACAGTTTTTCCTTCGCTCGCCCAGATTATTTTCAATGCATTGCCAAGATTTGCATTCGAAGGAATCGCATAATGCGCCCTTACCGTTTCTATAATTTGCCCGGCAGTCTTTTGGCTCATGCAAGTGTCATAATCTTTGCATCGCCTATTGCGATGGCGGTTGATGAATCGTTTGTTATTTTAACATTGTTTATGTCCAAATATTCTATAGTCAGAACGCCCTCGGCATTAATCCATTTCCCCGCATATGTACCAGTCACAGGCTTATATGCAACGATTGTCATTGGAAATTGATTGCCCTTATTATGCGCAAAGATTTCCGAGCTTGCCGCCAGGGCTTGTAATATCGTTGTGTTTGTAAAGATCAATTCGTTTGTTATCGGAATACTTACCGCATTGATATTTCTGGCATTCAAATCCCGGATTGTTAAATCACCTTTGATTTTCATGATACAACAATCCTTCCGGCAAAGCGATTATCCGGGGTTTCAGCTACTCTAAAAGTGATATCTCCGGAAGCGTTAACCTTTTCCTGGTCACAAAAGAGCTTTTCGAAATCAGAACCAGTGATACCTTCAAATTGATAAATCGGAGTGACGCCCTTGCCATGAACAGAAGCTAGAATAGTTTGAGAATAATAACCTCCGGAGGCCGTTCCCCATGAGGTCGTTGCATTAAAAGAAGTAGTATATTTCGTTGCGGTCCCACCTCCGCCGCCGACCCCAACCCAACTTCCCGCAAGGCCTCCAACTCCACTCATAATATTTTCACATCTCCGCCGGTTATATGCAAATCGCCAGCGGCAACATCTTGAATAACAGACAACTTCTGACCATGGTTTATAACGTAATATTCGATAATCCCGCCAGGAAGAAAGAAGCTATCCCCGTCATTTGCGACGGCTACCGGATTGTTTCCGAATACAATCCAACAATCTTTGGTTGAAAATAGTCTGACAATACCAGTTGTGATTGCCGCAGAAAGGGCCGCAGTTCCCGTTACGGCTATTTTCTGCGAAGCTCCAGTAGCAATACATTGATAATGTTCTCGGATATTATTTCCGATTGATTGACAAACAGTTTCTACGCCAGGCATATAGTCCCTTTAATGACAAATAT